TAGCAAAGAATATGTTATCAGATCTCAATCGAATAACAGAGGATATTAGCATCAATATTTTAGGCGATGTTAATCTTAGATCCGGAAGATATGTAAATATAGAAAACAATTTTTTTGCTGGTAAATTTCTAATCAAAAACACAAGTCATAGCTATAATAACGGTATTCATAAAACATCCTTGATACTTGGAGATGATAAAAATGTGGGATAAGAAATTAGCGAAATTATTAATGGATCGAAACAATCCTGAAACAATTGGACCGATTATCGGAATAGTGGTTAACAGTCCACCAGATATAAAAATTAAGGCTTTATCAGGAAGGGCAACGCTCGATAAAAATGATTTATATATAAACGAATATTTACTTCCAGGCCATAAAAGAACGATTGAGTCAAATGGCGTGATTGATTTAGGGGATGAACTTTGTGGGCAGACAGATTTAATTAATGACGGAGGTTACCAAGCTGGTACACACAGACATACTTTGGAAACATTAGAAGTAACTGATGGTTCGTATTCTTCTGAAGGGGAGCTAATTTTAACAGATGCACTAAAAAAAGGTGATGAAGTATTGCTTTTGCCAACAGATAATAATCAAAAATTTTTTGTAATCTGTAAAGTAAGGAATTTAGGTGATTAAATGTTTCCAATAATTGAAGTAGAAGAAAATTTAATAACTCAAGAAAAAGATGAAAGTATTGGTAAGACATATCTCTTTGATTTTGATGAAGGCGAGTTTATTTTAAAAGATGGGAAATTAGTTATTGCAAATGAACTTCAAGCTATTGAGATGTGGATTCGGAAAGTTATTTCAACTGAGAAGTTTAAGTTTAAGATTTATGAAAAACCTGAAGAGGAAAAAGATGAAGAATACGGAATAACTATTAAAAACTTAATTGGAAAGAAACTCCCACGGGAAATGATTCAATCGGAAATCAAAAGAGAAATAACCAAAGTATTATTGGAACATCCAAATATAGAAAAATTATCGGATTTTGAAGTCAGTCAAGATGGCTTAAAAGTAATAATTAAATTTAAAGTTTCTTTAGTTGATGGTACTGTCATGACTCAGGAGGTGATTCGTTAGATGGAAGATCAGGAAGTAATACACGAAAAAATGCTTAACAATATAGATGACTCATTTGATAAGACTGAAGGGTCTTTTTTTTATGATGCAACAAAGCCAGTGGCCATTGCTTTATCAGAACAAGATGTGAAGATTGAAAGCGTTAAAGATGAATTAATATTAGAAAATTTATCCGGTGAAGAGCTCGAAAAAAGAATTAACGATATTTCTGGTTTAAATAGAAAAGTAGCAACTTATGCTAGTGATCCAGTAACGATTACAGGTGTACCAGGAACATCTGTCATGAAAGATACTTTAGTGGCCAGTGAAACCGTTAATTTTATTATTGATGAAACAAAGGTTATAGATGAAACGGGTAGTGTATCCGTTATAGTTATTTGTGAGAGTCCTGAAACTATTGGGAATGTACCAGTAGATGTTATTAAATATTTTCCAGTAACGATTGCAGGGCTTACTGCAGTTACGAATGAAGATGCTTTTACAAATGGATATAAGGCAGAAAGTGATGAAGATTTACTTATTAGACATTATGAAAAAATTAGAACACCGGCAACAAGTGGTAATAAATACCATTATAAAAACTGGGCCAAAGAAATACCTGGTGTTGGTGATGCAAAAGTTTTTAGCTTGTGGAATGGTAATAATACAGTGAAAATCTTAATTATTAATCAAGATCGATTACCTGCAGATATAAGTTTAGTTAATGAAGTACAAGACTATATTGATCCTGGTATTACTGGATTAGGTGATGGAACAGCGCCAATAGGCGCATTCTGTACGATTGAAAGTGCCATAGGTAAGGTTATAAATGTTAGTTTCACTGGGGTTACTGATAATACAGTGACAACTGAAGTAATGAATGAATCCATAGAAAATAACTTAGATGAGTATTTTAAAAGTATTGCTCTTGGCTCTTTAAGTGTTAGTTATGCAATTATTGGCGCTGAAATCTTAAAGGCTAGTGGTATTTTAGATTACTCTAATTTATTAATAAATAGTGGGACTAATAATATTTCGCTAACTGAATTTGAAGTGCCAGTGTTAGGATTGGTGACAATTAATGAGTGATTTAATTAACCTTTTACCAACCTATGAAAGAAATTCAATTGTATTGAATGAAATTTTAAGTGTCGAAAGTGATGCGTTAATTGAAAGAGATTTAACCATTGAAGATTTAGAAAAGCAATTGTCTATTAATACAGCTACATGGGCTTTAGATATTTACGAGAAAGCTTTGAATATAAAAACTGATTTAAGCAAGAGTTATGAAGATAGAAGATCAGTAATTAAAAGCAAATATAGAGGTTCTGGTAAAGTTGATAGAGATTTGATTAAATTAGTGGTAGATTCCTACACCAATGGCGACATTGATGTTCAATTTGATGGCAGCATAATTATAAAATTCAACAATATTATTGGTACACCACCGAATATTAATGATGTGTATAACAGCGTTGAAGATATTTCGCCGTGTCATCTCAATATTGTTTATCAATTTGCTTACTTGTTAATTAGAGATATTCATCAAATAATGACTTTAAACGAATTAGAGAATCAAACGCTAGATAAGTTTGCTTTTGGAGGCGATAGATAATGAGCTTATTGACAAGTTTTTTAAATTTATTTAAATATGAACCTGATATAGAAGGTAATAGCACATTTGATATAGATAAAGCGTTGAATGAAAACTGGGACAAGATTGATGCAGCTATTGAAAACGCTACAAATTTTTTCTATATTACTGATGACACAGGAACAGTTTATAAGTGCCATGAAGAATTAATTAATGGTAAACCAGTACTAATGTATGAAGAGGAGGTATAAAATATGCCAAATATTTTAAATAAACCGAGTGAAGAAACTGCTATTAGAGCAATGGAAGCCCTCGAAAGGAGCGACGAAACTGCTATTAGAGCAGCAGAAGCCCTTGAAAAGATAGCAGAAACAAGAACAATCGCAGACTTTTCTAATGCGCCAGGCTCTAAATATTTATTAGCAGGCGCGAGAGATACTTTTGGTTATTTTGGAATTGTACCGAGTACGGATTTTATAACAGGTGATGCTTTAGCAAGTTTGCTTGGAATAACTGCCGGCAGTTCAATAAATTCTGATACACCATGGATAAAATTAATAAAAAAAGGCAAAGTATTATTTTACCCTTTAAAACCACTTAGGCATTCTATAACGCATAACGATATTTACGAAGCTGGTGCAGTTTATGGAACGGGAAATGAAGGAACTTTGCCGCCAAATGGTCGATTAGGGACAAACTTAAGTATTGATTCAAGTGACAATTCGATAAACACTACTGGCCATTTTAAAGGTGACCAAACTTCCGGAATGGACTATGCTGATACAGTTTGTGTAATTGGAGATACAGTTACGTTAAAAGGCTGGGCTAATGGCGCTAACAATGGCGAATTTACTGTTGTAAGTATAACAGATTCAAAAATTGTACTTAGCGGAACATTGGTTAGTGAATCTGGAAATAAAAACGGGAAAATTTACGAAAATTCTAAAGCAGTAAATCAAAATGCGACAGTAGTAATTGATGGAATAACTTATAGAGTTAGATTGATGAAAATGGCTGATAATGATCCGTTAGACAGTTATAATAATGCTGATAGAGATATGATTGGCCCTAATTCAGAGTGGAATAATTTAATCTTGCCGTTAATGATTGGTGCTAAAACAGGGGATTGGAATTACCCACAATATGCTGGCGACGTAGAAGATTGGAACGTTCATTTAACCGATCTAGATATGATATTACACTATACGTTAGGGTCAGGGTCACGCCGTTGGGGACAAGAAGTCTCAGATGTCACTTCATGGCGTCGCGTCCTCCGTGGGAGCCTCGGTGCGTCTCACGGGGATGTGCCTCATTCGTTTTACGTGCATTCGTACTACGCTTTCGCGCCAGTTCTTGAACGTCTCTAATCGCTGCACTCTTAAATCTGCTCTTTTGCGCAAGCTTGAGCGCAGGCGAGAGTAAGCAAGAAAGGAATTAATATGTCGGTAAGAAAGTTACTAGTATATAGAAAAACAGAAGATCTATTATATAAAGTATATCCAGTAATTATAAACTATCCAAAATCCGAGAAATTTTCTTTAGCGGATAAAATAAAAGTGGGTTTTATTGACTTGTTGAAATCCATTTCTTTAGGCAATAGTGTTAAATCTAAAAGAAAACAACATTTACAAGAAGCGGATGGGTATTTGCAAGTTCTAAAAGTTTTAATGAAGCTTTCTAAGCAAAGAAAATATATTAGTGTAGGATTTTTTGAAGAAATGGATTTGAGGCTTTCTGAAATAAACAAGTTGTTATCTGGCTATATAAGGTCAGCTAAATAAAAAAACATTAAGGATTGAACTGTATCGTCGCGTCAACCGTGGGAACAACGGTGCGTCTAACGGGGATGTGAATCATTCGTTTAACGTGAATTCGAACTACGCTTTCGCGCCAGTCCTGAACTAGGAATGATTGTCAAGATTAAGGTTTTGACGACATAGCTTGAATAAAAGTTCAAGAGAGTTCAATCCTTTCAGCAGCTTTGATGCAAACTGTAAACACATAAATAAAGGCATAGCGCTTAGTACCAGCAAATAGAAAGGGAAGACCGGTGATGTCGACATTTTTAAAGAAATAATAGCTTTTGATAATTTAAAAGATGCCTATAAACAAAGTCAAAAAGGTGATAGTAAATATAAAAACGAATCAATGATTTTTGAACAAGATGTAACAAAAAATTTATCAGATATACAAAAGTCTCTAATGAATAAAACATATGAGTTTTCAGGGTATACTCATTTTACAGTGTATGAGCCGAAAGAAAGAGATATAAATGCTCCATGTTTAGTAGATAAAATTGTTCAATTGGCAATTAACAATGTCATAAAAGATTTAATAAGTTCAAAATTTATTTATGATTCTTATGCTTGTATTGACAATAAAGGTACACATAAAGCGGTTTATAGATTACATCATTTTATGCGGAAAGCTTATTGGCAGTATGGAGAAGATGCAACGATAATTAAGTTAGATTTAAAGAAATTTTTCTATTCGATTGATAGATCCGTTACAAAAAGAGAATTTAGTAGATATATAAAATGCCAAGATACTTTGGACTTGATTTACAAAATAATTGATAGTGCTGATTTAATATCAGAATTGGGTTTGCCGTTAGGCAATACTCTTAGCCAAATAGGCGCTAATTTAACATTAAATCCTTTAGATAATTATGCTAAAAGAGATCTTTCTTTAAAGTATTATGTAAGATACGCGGATGATATTTTTATAATTGTTGAATCTAAAGAAAAGGCAAAAGAAACTCTTTTGAAAATAAAAAACTATATAGAAAATGAATTGAATCTAAAATTAAATAAAAGAAAAACAAAAATATTTCCAATTGATCAAGGCGTAAATGGATTAGGCTTTAAAATATACAGAACGCATTTATTGCTTCGTAATGAAAGTAAGAAAAAAGTTAAAAGAAAATTAAAGAAGATGCCTGACCTAATTAGGGAAGGTCGAATGACTATTGAAAAAGCTGAACAGATGTTAAATAGCTGGAAGGGCCATGCAGATTATGCTAGCAGCTATAATTTTTATAAAAAATTAACTAATAAATTTGATTTTCTTGAATTGGAAAATAATAAATTTGTAGTAAAGGAGAGTGAAATATATGATCTATATTGAAAAAAATGATTTGAAACTTTCAGATAAAATAATCAAATTTACAAAAAATGGTATTGAAAAAGAACGATACATTGGCCCAGAAGGTGTCAGCTGGTGGAATGAATTAGAAAGCAAACATGACAATACTGAAATTATCGAAATCGCAGATGTATCATACACACAAGAAGAATTAGAAAGATACGAAGAAGTTAAAAATATTACTACTAGTTTTGATGAAGTTAAAGAATATGTTAAAACTGGTGATATTTCTGTATTTGAGTCTACAGATGATGAAAAGGTTAGAAATTTTTTAGCGACAAAAGAAAATAAATTGCTGCAAGAAGAATTAAAATCAACTCAACAAGCATTAGACTTTATGATTATGAATAGAGGTGTGTAAAATGGCTAAATATTTAGCAATGAGAATAAAACAAGGCGCTCTAGAATACGATGCTGTGATTTCAATATACGCACAATTCAAAGATGAAATAGATACAATTCTCGGTAGATAAATTGGTTGATATTAAAAAAATCAAGCCAATATTAAAATTATTATACGATTTGGAAATAATAGATAATATTATACTTCAAAATTGTGTAAATAATAAAATAATAGATTTTAATCAAAAGGATATGTACGATATTGTAATGAAGATTAGAAAGGGGTAAGGATGGCTGCAGTGTGTCAGGCAAATGACGAAATGGTTACAGAACATACTACAAAATTAGCGGATATAGATAGTCGTTCTAAATCTAATACGCATCGACTTAATAAACAAGAAAGAATAAATGAAAAATTGAATAATAAAATAGACACAGTGCAAAAGATGCAATTCACCATATCAGAAGTGAAAATTGGTATTGATCGGCTGAATGAAAAAATGGAAAATCAGCAAGATTATCAAACGCAAATAGTCAAAAATTTAAAAGAAGACATAAATATCCAAAGAAAAGCATCTGAAGCAAACACTAAACACATTGTAGAAGCGTTGGGAAAGGTTATGGAACATACGAATGAGAAATCTATATCCCCTTGGTTCATAGTGATCAGGGACACTTCTATAAATGCAATAGTACTATTTTTATCAGGTTTATTATTATGGAATGTTGTCCAATATGGTAGTAATGTGAGTTTTTAGGAAGGTGAAATAATGGCGTGGTTTAAACAAGCAGATAAAGAATTTGTAAAAGCAATTCAAAAAGGTATTGGCGCTAGAGTTGATGGATATTTTGGTGAACAATCACTATTCGAAACAGCTTTAATGTTTCATGAATTAGGGATTATTAAACTAGAATTACCTTTAGCGACAAAAATGTATAGTGGTTATTTAATGTACGCTAGAAAAGACCAGGTACATTTTGATTATTCGCGACTTAAAAGAAGCTGCGGTGATCATAAGTTTTCAGCTAATGGGACATTCTTTAATCGAGGAACTAATAAATTAGTTAGTATTGTAGTTAATAATTCTGAAATTTATCATGATGAAGGATCTAAAGTGTGGCGTGATAAAGCTGAAGGAACTATTTATATGACAGAAGACAAAAAAATACATTGGCATAGACTATTCAATATAGATCAAGTAGAAAATGTTGAATGGGCCATTTCAGGATGCTCGCTGCATGACTTTCATCCAAATTGGGAAGGTTTTTATGGTAAGTTTGACGATATTTTAAGATATACCTGGCATACAGTTTTTGGTATAACGGAAAACGATCATGTTGTTTTATTCACCAAAAAATGTTCAGGCAAAGATTTAGTAGATGATGTTAAGAATCAATTAAAACTTAAGTATGCAGTATTACTTGATGGTGGAAGTATGGGCGCATGTAATAGCCCAAAATTTTCTATTAATAAATATCAAAATCAAAATAATATTGTTTACTTAGAATAGGGAGTGTGATAAAAATGAAAGGCTTTTTAGATAAGCATCGATTAAAAGTTATTAAAAGTCTTAAAGGTAAAAGAATTTATATTGATCCAGGACATGGCGGCAGTGATCCAGGAGGAATTGGCAACGGATTGATTGAAAGGGATATCAACTTAGTGATGGCTTTCGCGTTGGCCAAATTGTTAAGGTATTTAGAAGCAGACATTAAGTTGTCCAGGACGAATAATTCGACTGAAAAAAGCCTTAAACAAAGATGTAATGAGGCTTTAGACTGGGATGCGGACCTTTTGATAAGTGTACATAATAATGCCGGCGGTGGCGATGGGTTTGAAGCGATCCATACTATCTTTGAAGAGCGATCTATTGGTGATGATGTAGCAAAGTCTATTGGTAGAGCTGTTGTTGAGTATACAGACCAAAATGTTAGACGTATTTTTAGCAAAGAAAATAGTAAAGGTAGAGATTGGTACGGAATCAATCGATTGTCTGGCCATATTCCAAGTATAATCACTGAAGGGGCTTTTCTTGATCATACTGAAGATGTAAAAATCATCGATACAGTAGAAGAACAACAATATTTTGGTTATGTTATCGCGATTGGTATTGCAACGTATTTTGGAGTCTTAGAAGAGATCAAAGAAGCACCAGATAATGAAATGACATTGGCCATTGATCAAGTGATTAATGGGTTCGTGGATATTAAAAAGTTACTTAAAAAAATGTAGTATGACGTGTTTGAAAGGAGAAAAAGAATGAATATATTAAATTTAATGAAAGGTTTGATTGTTTTGCATGGATTAGATATTTTAATTGTAGTGGTGTTATTAGTAGCATTATTTTTTTTATGGAAGAAAGGTAAAAAGAAACAAGTTTTATATGTTATTAACTGGTTAGTTGTCGAAGCTGAAAAAGAATTAGGGAGTAAGACCGGAAAATATAAAAAAGGTAAAGTAATTGAAGCACTTTATAATAGACTACCAATAGTTATAACTTTATTGTTTAGCAAAAAAGAGATTGAAGAGTTTATAGACAATGCTGCGATAGATCTAAGAGAATTTTTAAAAGGAAAAGAGAATAATTTAGAAAGTATATAACTTATTTGACGGCCATCTTTATAGGTGGCCATTTTTTTATTTTTATCATATTATTTCGACGGGATTTCGACGGGATTATAACACCGAGACTTTGAAAAACATTATGTCAAATTTTAAAATAAAAACTACAAACACTGTAATATACACGTTTTCACGTTATACTAGAAAGGATAATAACACGTTGAACAAAACTACGAATCAGAAGGTCAGGGGTTCGAATCCCTTAGAGCGCGCCATATATAAAAGAGTAATAATTGTTGAAATATCAACGGTTGTTACTCTTTTTTTATTTGGATAAATTTA